CTAAAGTTGAAAACGAACAAGAAGTTAATCCAATTGAAGATCTGGTGAAAGCTTCTATAGCCCAGGACTATAATAAAGCCGGAGCTATTTTTGGAGAGGTCATGACAGTTAAACTTAATGACGTACTCGATCAAGAAAAAACAAGATTGGCAGGTCAAATCTATAATGGAGAAGAAGTACCAGAAGAGCCAGAGCTCGATATTGACGGCGATGAAGAAGACGGTGCAGATGACGAAGAAGATCTTCAAGGCGCCGAAGATGACGGTGACTCAGGCGACACAGATGAAGAGGATGAGGTTGAAGCTGGATCCGAAGAAGAGTCCGATAGTGATGACGAACTCGAAGTGGGAGACGAAGAACTGGACGGACAAGAAGGGGAACGTGAAGAGTAAGCAGGTTCTAGTTGATCTAAGTAGAAAACCTTAAAAGTATAAATAAAGGTAATGGAATGAAAACTTTTTTACATTTGAGAGAACTAACTGGTAGAAAGCCAGAAGGTAAGGAAGTATATAATAAGAAGATTGGAAGAGTAACTATTAAAATCAATAAGGAACGGAATGGATTCGTTGCTTATGTAGATGGCGATAGACTCGATGTATACCGTTCTCAAAGCGAAGCCGAAAAGGCATCAAAAGAGTTTTTGAAACAATATAGAAGAATGAAGTAGGAAGAAACATGAAGCTTATATCAGAATATACCGAAAGCGATTTAGAATACATAGTTGAAGCCGACGAAAAGACCGGCAAAAAGAACTATAAAATTCAAGGTATCTTCGCTCAAGCTAATGTAAAGAATCGAAACGGTCGTATATATCCAAAGCCTATCATGGAGAAAGCTCTTGGTAGGTACATTGATACTCAGGTTTCCAAAGGCAGAGCCGTTGGAGAGTTAAACCACCCTGAAGGACCGACCGTTAATTTAGATAGGGTTTCCCACAAGATTGAAAGTCTAGAAATGGACGGTGACAATGTTGTGGGCAAGGCATCGATATTAGAAACTCCCATGGGGCAGGTTGTAAAAGGGCTGCTTGACGGTAAAGTTAATTTCGGTGTTTCGACTCGTGGTATGGGAAGTTTGAAGCAAAATGGTAACACCATGGTCGTTAATGACGATTATCTCTTAAACGCGATTGATATCGTGCAAGATCCATCAGCACCTAGTGCTTTCGTTAATGGAATAATGGAAGGAGTTGAATGGGTCTGGAATAACGGAATTATCGAAGCTCGAACAATTGAACAAATGGAGACTGAAATTAAGAAAGCTCCACGTGCTGATCTCTATGAGACTCAGGTTCGTGAGTTTAAAAATTTCCTCTCGTTACTTAAATCAAAATAAGGAGTCAAAAATGACTGATGAAAATCAAATCGAAGATCAGGATGTTGAGCTCCAAGAAGACGATGAGGAAATCTTGGAAATGCAAAAACACGATCCTAAGAATGCTGAAGCCCAATCAGTCGCAAGTGTAGACAAGGCTGGTGACGCAACTGGTACTGCAGGTAGTCGTAAGATGGCCGGTGGAACAGCTGCTGATAGCACCAAAAAAGATCCAATGCCTAAGTTAACTAAGGCAGGAATGATTAACGCAATGTATCATAAGGCGAATAAGGCTAAAAAAGCTGAAGTCGAAGCTATGTACAACAGCGTTATGAGGGATCACGTCGAGAATGAAGATGAAGCAATCATTGAAGATAAGCCTTCAATCGATTACAAAGCTGATTTCAAAGACGACCTTAAAGCTTTGGTCTCTGAAGAAGCTACACTTTCAGACGATTTTAAGGCAAAAGCAGAAACTATCTTTGAAGCTGCAATTCAATCAAAGCTTTCAGACGAGATTGATAGGCTAGAAGAAAAGTTTAATGAGGAATTAACTGCAGAAGTCGATCAGACAAAAGCAGACCTCGTAGAGAAAGTAGACAGCTATTTAAACTACGTAGTTGAAAACTGGATGTCAGAAAACAAGTTGGCGATTCAAAATGGTCTAAGAACCGAGATTGCAGAAGACTTTATGAATAAGTTGAAAGACCTATTTACAGAGTCATATATCGAGGTACCAGAAGGAAAAACTGACCTTGTTGACGAACTTGCCGGAACAGTTGATGAGCTAGAGCAAAAGCTTAATGACACAACTGGTCAAGCAATCGAAATGGCCGAGGAATTGGAAGGTTACAAACGTGAAGCGGTTATCCGTGAAGCATCAAAAGACCTAGCCGAAACTCAGGTTGAAAAGCTTAAAGGCTTGGTAGAGAATATTGATTTTGAAGACCAAGAAACTTTCGCTAAGAAAGTAGCAACAGTCAAAGAATCATACTTTACTAAGACTACAAATACTGCTAGCGGTGAAGCCGAAGTAGAAGATGGTCCAGTAGTGGAAACATCTGGTTCTATGGCATCATACCTTAGCGCAATTAAGAAAACTGCTAACAAATAACGGGAGCACTAGCTATGCAAAATACAGCATCATATGATAAGTTGATCGAAAAGTGGTCTCCAGTATTGGACGAAGAGTCAGCTGGTAAGATTACAGATCATCATAAAAAAGCCGTAACTGCAGCAATTCTCGAAAACCAAGAAATCGCACTTAGAGAAGAAGGTATGATTTCAGAGAATGCAGGAGTTCCGGCAAACTCAACCGCAAGCACTGCAAACTGGAACCCGGTCTTGATCGCACTTGTAAGACGTGCAATGCCAAACTTGATGGCATACGATGTCTGCGGCGTGCAGCCAATGTCCGGTCCAACTGGCTTAATCTTCGCGATGAAGTCAAGATATGGCGGCGGAAATACTTCATCAAGAGAAGCATTGTTCAACGAAGCTGAAACTCAGTTTTCAGGCGACAGCGCAGGAACACACGATTCCGATAATGCTTCAGGCTTGAATGTAACTAACCTAGACTCAGACTCAACTGCAGACGACGCAAGATTGACTAACATCTTCGCCGGCGGTATGCCAACTGCAGACGGAGAAGCACTTGGAGTAACCGGTGGATCAGACTTCCATGAAATGGGATTCACCATCGAAAAAGCAACTGTTACTGCTAAGTCAAGAGCACTTAAAGCAGAATACAGCTTGGAATTGGCTCAAGACCTTAAAGCAATTCATGGTCTAGACGCTGAAACTGAGTTGGCAAATATTCTGTCAACAGAAATCTTGGCTGAAATCAATAGAGAAGTTATTAGAACTATTAACTCTCAAGCTAAGACAGGCGCACTTCAAACTAACACCGCTGTTAACGGTATCTTTAACGTACAAACAGATGCCGATGGTAGATGGTCAGTTGAGAAGTTTAAAGGTTTGATTCTTCAAATCGAAAGAGAGTCAAACGTAATTGCTAAAGAGACACGTAGAGGTAAAGGTAACTTTATGATCTGCTCATCTGACGTAGCATCAGCACTAGCAGCCGCAGGTATGTTAGACTATACACCTGCAATGTCAACTAACTTAAACGTAGATGACACAGGCAATACTTTTGCTGGCGTAATGAACGGCAGAATGAGAGTCTACATCGACCCGTACGCAAATACAGACTACGTAAACGTAGGGTATAAGGGTACAAATCCATACGATGCAGGTGTCTTCTATTGTCCATACGTACCATTGACAATGGTAAGAGCAGTTGGTGAGAATACATTCCAGCCAAAAATCGGTTTTAAAACCAGATATGGAATGGTATCAAACCCATTCGTCGATACAGCTTCTATGTCTGGAAGAGACGGATTAGCTGCTGTTAAAACTAATCAGTACTACAGAATTTTCAGAGTTGATAATATTCTTGGTGCATAATTAGATTTAATGCAAAAAATCACTGGGGTCGGTTCGCCGGCCCCTTTTTTTGCTTACAAACGATATAAATAGATACATGGCGAACCTTACAAAAAATTTCAATTACTTACAACCTACTAATTTTAAGGCAGTAATTGATAGACAGAATTATCCAAATTTAGAGTTTTTCGTTCAGGACTTTACACACCCTGGCGTCATTATGAATCCAGTTGAGATGAACTATAAGAAGATAGCATCTGTACCTTTCATTGGTGATAAGTTAACATACAACGAGCTGTTAATAAATATTATATTAGATGAAGACATGAAATCGTATACTGAAATGCATAACTGGATGAGAAGAGTTCTAGATCAGGATATGACAACTCCGATAGATAGATTTAAAGCTAAGACTGAAAAGCCACCGGCTGAATCAGATATAACTTTATCTATTTTATCGAGTCATAATAATCCAATAAAAAGAATTCAATACGTTAACTGTATACCTATTGCTTTAACTGACATACAATTCGCTTCTACACAAGGAGGAGAAGCTTTTATAACGTTTGGTGCTTCTTTTAGATTTACTTATTTTAACTTGCTTACTAAGAATACGACTGGACAATTTGTAGATTCGTTTAACGTTACTGGAACTGTTGGTTCATAAGAACCTTATATATAATTTAAACATGATGGAAACAAGATGATTGACTTAAACCAAGTCCACGAGATGTGGCAAAAAGATAGTGTTATCGATAATCACTCGTTAGATGACACCTCTAGAAATACTCCCAAATTACATTCAAAATATCTTCAAATGTGGTCTGAAGCTAAATTATCTCTCAAGAGAGCAGAGTTTGAACAGAAAAAACTTTTGAAAGATAAGTGGCTTTACTATAATGGAAAAATGGATAGAGAAACTTTAGAAGAAAAAGGATGGGAACCAGATCCATTTGATGGATTAAAAATATTAAAAGGAGAAATGGATTACTATTACGATAGCGATCCTGAGATACAAAAATCAGAAGAAAAAATTCAATATTGGAAAACTACTATTGATACATTAACAGAAATAATAGATAATTTAAAATGGCGGCACCAGACTATATCGAACATAATCAAATGGAAACAATTCGAATCCGGAAACTAAATCACGCGACTTTATTTTTAGAATGCGATCGAAGCATAAGTGCAGAACTTAGAGAGTTCTTTTCTTTTTACGTCCCTGGCTACAGGTTCATGCCGGCGTATAAGAACAGAATGTGGGACGGAAAGATTAGACTATACAATCAAATAACTGGAGAACTTCCAGCTGGTCTTTGGCCACAAGTATTATCTTTTGCTGAAAGCAGAGAATACGAAATAGATATTGAAGAAACTGAATATGGAAGTCCAAACGAAGGTAATCCAGTAAACGCAGACTTTATGATGAAGTTCATAGAAGCTTTAAAGTTACCTTTTGAAATAAGAGACTATCAGTTTGATGCCGTGTGTACTGGAATACAAAGAAAAAATTCAATATTATTATCACCTACTGGTTCAGGTAAGTCTCTCATAATTTATGTTCTTGCAAGATGGTTGTTATGTTCACTTGAAGAGAAAAAGCAAGATATATTAATTATTGTACCAACTACTTCTTTGGTTGAACAGATGTACAATGATTTTAAAACTTATGGATATGACGTTGATAGGCACTGCCATAGAATATATTCTGGAAAAGATAAGAACACTTATAAGAGAATTGTTATTAGTACGTGGCAGTCAATATATAAATTTCAAAGAGACTGGTTTGCAAGATTTGGAGCAGTATTTGGAGATGAATGCCATGGATTTAAGTCTAAGTCATTAACAACTATTATGAATAAATGTACCGAAGCAGAGTATAGATTTGGAACTACCGGTACTCTAGATGGAGCACTAACTCATGAACTCGTATTACAAGGATTATTCGGTAAAGTATACCGCGTTACCAGCACAAGAGCCTTACAAGATAACGATACGCTCGCTAAGTTACACATTAGAAGAATCGTCCTCGAGTACGAAGACAAGACGAGAAAAGAATTTGGAAAGAAAACTTACCAAGAAGAAATAGAACACATAGTAACTTACGAAAAAAGAAATAAGTTTATAAGAAATCTAACTTTAGACTTGAAGGGAAATACACTAGTCCTATATAATTATGTAGAGAAACATGGAAAGCCACTACATAAACTTATAACGGAGAAAGCACATGAAACTCGCAAGGTTTTTTTCGTGTCTGGACAGACTGAAACTTCTGACAGAGAAGCAATTAGAGGTATTGTGGAAAAGCAGAGGAATGCCATTATAGTAGCTTCACTCGGTACGTTTAGTACAGGTATAAATATAAGGAACCTACATAATATCGTATTCGCTTCTCCATCAAAATCGCAGATACGAGTACTACAAAGTATTGGAAGAGGATTAAGGAAAACAGATGATGGTAAAGAAACAACTCTTTATGACATTGTTGACGACATATCTTGGAAGTCTCGCAAGAACTTTGGTATCTTGCATGCAGATGAAAGACTTAGAATATATGGTCGAGAAAAATTTAACCATAAAACTTATAAAGTAAAGTTATGAAAAATATAAAGCAATTTAAACTTACTAATAACGAAGAAATAGTTTGCGAAGTCTTGGAGTGGGATACTCAAGACGAGATCGCCGATATTCTTATAAGCAAAACTCTTAGAATAGTAACTGTAGAAGACTACGCTAGAGGATATAAGTTTTTTGCTTTTAGACCTTGGTTATCTTTTACTGAAGATCCAGAGTCTTTACAAACTCTTAATTCATCTCATGTTGTTGTTGCCTCCAATCCTTCGCCCGATCTTTTAAAGCATTACAAAGCTTGTATATACTCGATAAGGGCAGATTTAAAAAATAGCAATAAGAAGAGAAAAGCTTATATCAATACGGACGAAATAGCGCACGCAGTCGAAGAACTGACAGAAGAAGAGATGGACCAGTTTTTAGCTGAAAAGTACGGCCACATGGTACGTGAGGACGACTTCGATCCAGATTCTGATTTAGGCACTAATATCATTCCGTTTAAGCCAAAGGGTACGTTGCATTAAAAAGGTATATTCCTCCCTCCCCATACTACTCTTATATTCTATCATAAAAATGGGCGTTTGTAAACAAGTATTTTCACGTTTGAAAGAAAAAAATAATCATTTACATTTACACTTTTTTGGTGTATAATATATTATGAAAGGTGGTAAAAATGGCACGTAAAAAAAGCATTCACTACGTTAATAATGCTCAGTTTTCGTCAGCTGTTGTAGACTATGTTACTATCGTAGAACAATCTCGTAAAGACGGGACCGAAATTCCAAAAGTACCAGACTATATAGCGCAATGTTTTTTAAGAATTGCGGAAGGTTTATCTCATAAATCTAATTTTATTCGTTATACTTATCGCGAAGAAATGGTAATGGATGCAGTAGAAAATTGTTTGAAAGCTATTGGTAACTATAACTTAGAAGCAGCAACAAGAACTGGAAAGCCAAATGCATTTGCATACTTTACGCAGATAACTTGGTACGCATTTTTAAGACGTATTACAAAAGAAAAGAAACAACAAGAAATCAAACTTAAATATCTTACAAAATCTGGAGTCGAAAACTTTATTGACGTTGATATGTCTCAAGGTGATGTCGGTCAACAAGTAGCAACACACTTTGTCGATACGTTAAGAGACAGAATTGAAAGAGTTAGATCTACTGATAGTGAGATTAAAGAACTCGTAAAAGAAGAAAAGAAAAGAAAAAGGACTAAAGTAGCTGATTCAGACTTAAGTGAATTCATGGCATGAAGATAGCAATACTAAATGATACCCATTGTGGTATACGTAACTCATCAGAAATATTCTTAGCAAATGCAGAAGATTTCTACTCAAAGATATTTTTTCCGGAATGCGATAAAAGAGATATTAAACAAATATTGCATTTAGGAGATTATTATGATCACAGAAAGTTTATAAACTTCAAAGCACTTAATCATAATAGAAGAGTATTCTTAGATCAAGTTAGAAAGCGTGGTATGTCTATGGATATTATTCCTGGGAATCACGATACTTATTTTAAGAACACTAATGAACTTAACTCTTTAAAAGAATGTTTAGGTCATTACATGAACGAAGTCCATATTATTATGGAACCTACTGTCATGAAATATGATTCTTTAAAAATAGGATTGGTACCGTGGATATGTAATGATAACTACGATCAATGCATGACTTTTATTAAAGAATGTCAAGCAGATTGGATTGGCGCTCATCTGGAACTTACAGGATTCGAGATGATGAGAGGTATTACTAACGTTCATGGTATGAATCCAAAGATCTTTAAAAGATTTGAAATGGTTTTATCAGGTCATTTTCATACGTCGTCTAGAAAAGATAATATATGGTACTTAGGTAATCCTATGGAGTTCTTTTGGAATGACGCGCATGATCCAAAGTACTTTCATATTTTAGATACTGAAACTCGTGAGATAGAAAGAATTAGAAATCCTCATACTATCTTCGAAAAAGTATTATATGACGATGAAAAAAATGATTATAGTACTTTTGACGTGACTAAGTTTAATAAAAAGTTTGTAAAAGTTATTGTGATAAATAAGACTGATCCTTTTACTTTCGATAGATTTATCGACAATATTCAAAATCAAGAGATATATGAACTAAAGATTGCTGAAAACTTTAACGAGTTTATGGGAACTAATGTTGAAGAAGAAAACATGAACTTTGAAGATACAGCAGAAATAGTAGACTCTTATATTGAAGCAGTTGATACAGATCTAGATAAGAATAAAATTAAAGTTCAAATGCGAGAACTTATGACTGAAGCACAGGCAACTGAAATAGCATGATTATATTTAAAACTATTCGTTATAAAAACTTTTTGTCCTCAGGTAATAGCTTTACAGAAATAGAACTTAATAGAAATAAGTCTACACTTGTTGTAGGTCAAAATGGAGCTGGTAAGTCCACTATGTTGGATGCGTTATCATTTGCTTTATTTGGTAGACCTCATAGAAATATCAACAAAAGTAAACTCGTAAATTCTATTAATCAAAAACAATGCGTAGTAGAAGTTAAATTTACTATTGGGCAATCTAATTTTCATATCATTAGAGGTATAAAACCAACTATCTTTGAGATATGGAAAGATGGCATGATGATTAACCAATCTTCTCATGCCAATGAATATCAAAAGATCCTCGAGTCTAACATCTTGAAACTCAATCACAAGAGTTTCCATCAGGTCGTTGTTCTAGGTTCTTCCTCCTTCATTCCTTTTATGCAACTTAATGCTGGAAATCGTAGGGATGTTATCGAGGATCTTTTAGATATTAACATTTTTTCAAAGATGAATGTTATCTTACGAGAAAAGAACGGTATCTTAAAAGAAAAGATGAAAAGAGTTGGTCACGATATAGAGTTGATAAAATCTAAAATTGATCAACAAACAAAATACATTAGAGATATTACGGCACTAACAGAAGAGAATAGAAAAGAATATGAACATCGGATATCTGGAACGCAGAATAGCATCGATGAATTACAGGCTGAGAATAGTAAGCTTAGCTTGGGTCTCGACGACGCTATTAAAGAAACCGAAAAAAGGATGGACACTTTACAGGATAGGAGGCAGGGGTTATTACTCAGAAGTCAGGATGCGCAAACGAGGATTTCCGACGTCGATACCCGCATCTCTTTTTTCGAAGAGAATGAGACGTGTCCCGTATGCGACCAAGCCCTGGCAGACGGGCATAAACGTTCTATACTCAGCCAGTGCGAAGAAGAGAAAGATCGCAATAAAACAACGCTTAAGTCTATTGGAAAAGAAGGAACGGGCGTGGAAGCGGAGATTACAGAGACCAGCCGCATATTACTATCGCTTCGAGATAAAGTATCTAAACTCTCTGAAAACAACAGGGAGATCTCATCATTACAGCGTAATATAGCTGACTATAGAAAATATTTAGATAAAGATGTTTCTGCTGATCTAAACACAGCAAAAAAAGAACTAACTGATCTAAATCAAAATAAAGAAGATATGTTTGAAGAAAAGCTTATGGTATCTGAACAGTTTAATTACAATGGTGTCATAGCTGAAATGTTGAAGGATACTGGAATTAAAACTAAGATTATTAAACAATATCTGCCAGCCATCAATAAATTAGTTAATCAGTATCTTCAAGTACTTGACTTTTACGTTCAGTTTGATTTAGATGAAAACTTTCAAGAAACTATTAGGTCAAGGCATAGAGATGATTTTATCTATGAATCATTCAGTGAAGGTGAAAAGCAAAGAATAGACCTATCACTACTGTTTACGTGGAGACAAATAGCCAAGATGAAAAATTCAGTGGCTACTAACTTATTAATGCTAGATGAAACATTTGATTCATCATTAGATCATGATGGTATTGAAAACTTATTGAAGATACTTAATATGCTTGACGATGATACAAATACTTTTATCATATCGCATAAGGGAGACATCTTAGATGGAAAGTTCGAGTCAAAAATAGAATTCGTAAAAGATCGTAATTTCTCTAAGATGAAAAATTAAATGTTTACAAACACTAAAAAATATTATATAATATACTATCAAAATGAAAAAGGAAAGGTTTGTCATGGAACTAAGTGAAAATACCCTACAAGTTCTTAGGAACTTCTCTGGCATTAATCAAAACATGATGATTAGGTCAGGGTCTACTATTAAGACTATCAGTGAAGCTCGAAACGTAGTAGCTCGAGCTGATGTTACAGAAGAATTCGCCAAAGATTTTGGAATCTATGATTTGAATGAATTTATTGGCGTTATTGGACTAGTGAATCAACCTAGTCTAGCTTTTGAAGATGAATATGTCGTCGTTGCTGATGCAAGTGGAAGATCTAAAGTAAAATACTTCTATGCAGCTGAAGAAACTTTGACTTCGCCTTCAAAAGATGTTACTATGCCAGAGCCAGATGTTAAGTTTACTCTAGACAACGATACTCTAAATCGTCTAAAGAAAGCCGCTTCTACTCTTGGTCATAATGAAGTATCAATTCAGGCTAAAGATGGTGTACTAAGTTTGTCAGTTGTTGAGAACCAAAACGCCACGTCTAATGCCTATTCAATTGATATTGACGGCGAGTTTAAACAGGACGCTGTTTTTAACTTTATATTGAGTATTTCTAATCTTAAGATCCTCCCTGGTGATTATGATGTAGAGATCTCTTCTAAACTAATCACGCAATTCAAGCATAAAGGTATGCCATTGACATATTGGATTGCGCTTGAAAAATCTTCAACTTACGGAGCATAACGTTATGTCGCAAAATATTGAGCAATTGAAAGACCTTACTAATAAGGCATCTAGAAGTACAGTAGCTGTTATTGATGCTGTTACTCAGAGAGGTGGATTCAAAGGTGAAGAACTATCCACCATTGGAGCACTAAGAGATCAGTGCATCCAAATTATTCAGCTGTCTGAACAGATTCAGCAGGAAGAAGCAATGAAAGATTCTAGTGAACAATCTGCACCAGAAGAAGAATCAAAGGCTTCTAAAAAATAGTTTACGTAATGTGTGAATTTTATTATTATTTGTTATGGAGAATACGTAAATGTCAAAAGACTTTTTATGGGTCGAAAAGTATCGGCCTACTAAAATACAAGATTGCATATTAGATGAGTCACTTAAGCAAACCTTCCTTAAGATAGTCAAAAACGGTGAACTACCTAATATGTTACTTACCGGCTCTGCTGGTCTAGGTAAAACAACAGTGGCTCGAGCTCTATGTAATGAGCTCGGGCTAGACTATATTTTAATCAACGGTTCTGAAGAAGGTAATATCGATACCTTAAGAACTAAGATTAAACAATTTGCTTCGTCCGTTTCTTTACAAGGTGGAATAAAGGTTGTTATTCTTGACGAAGCTGATTATCTAAATCCACAATCTACTCAACCAGCTCTTCGTGCTTTTATTGAAGAGTTTTCCAATAACTGTAGATTTATTCTTACATGTAATTTTAAGAACCGTATCATTGAACCATTACATTCTCGATGTGGTGTGTATGAATTTAATATCGGTGATAAGGCTACACTGTGTGGCGAGTTTATGACACGTTGCCAGATAATTCTTACTGATGAAGGCGTTTTATGTCTTGACAATCAAGTGCTCGCCGACATCATTATGAAACACTTTCCTGATTGGAGGCGTGTCCTTAATGAACTTCAAAGATTTGGTATTGCCAACGGTTGTATAGATAAAAGTATCTTAGTAAATATTTCTGATACTAATTACGATAATCTTTTCACTTATTTGAAAAATAAAGATTTTAAAAAGATGCGTAATTGGGTTGTAAATAATATAGATACAGATGCAAGCGCAATTTTTAGAGCAATTTACGATAGAATGTCAGACAAGGTATCACCTCAGTCTATTCCTCAGCTCGTCTTAATCTTAGCTGATTATCAGTATAAAAATGCGTTTGTGGCCGATCACGAACTTAATGTAGTAGCTTGTTTAACGGAGGTAATGTCAGATGTACAATTCAGCTAATCTTACTTTATACACTCAAAATAACTGCGCCTATTGTAATATTATGAAACAAAAACTTCTTGAATGGGGCTTTGAGTACAGGGAAGTTAACTTAAGTTATGATTTACAAGGTCGAAGTTTTATGAAAGAGATGAAACTAAGAACCGTCCCACAACTGTTTCGTGATCGTACTCATCTTAATAAAAACGTTGACACGGTAGACTTTACAAAACAACGGCTGTTAGAAGAATTAGACTTTGATAATTATCAAGGTGGAGTTGAGTCTTGGGCGTGAAGAGCGCCGCAATAGTTGGTGCTGGAGTCGCTGGAATTACAACCGCGTATTTCTTAGCCAAAGAAGGATACAAGGTCAAAGTTTACGATCCTAATGGTATAGCATCTCAGTGTAGTTACGCTAATGGCGGTCAACTTTCTGTATGCAATGCAGAAGTTTGGAACTCTTATAGTAACATAGCTAAAGGTATAAAATGGTTGACTCAAGCAGATGCTCCTCTTGCTTTTAGACCTGATCATTGGTCATGGCCAAAAATAAAATGGATCGCAGGATTTATTGGTGCTACTATTACTAACTCATACGATAAAAATACTAGAAAGACTATAGAATATAGCTTAAGATCTCGTGAATTGATGGAAGAACTAGTTAAGGAACTCAATTTAGATTATCATCAAAATGAATGTGGTATATTACACATATATAAAAATGAAAAATCATGGAATAAAGCTAGAAAGACTTTAGATAAGTTTAAAGATACAGGTTGGGGCAGAGTAAAAGTTGCTACAGATAATTTAGCTGGAAAGTATAACATTTATTCTAAAGATATTGTAGGTGCTACTTATACAGAAGAAGATTCGGTTGGAGATATTTACACCTTTTGTAATGAATTGTCCAAAATGTTAAAAGATAAGTATGACTATTCAGTAGTTGAATTAGGTGTAAACATAAAAGATTTACCTAACTTACAAAAAAAATTTGATGAAGTTATTATATGCGCAGGAGCATACACTTCAAAATTAGTACCAAGTTTAAACATATATCCTATCAAAGGTTATTCTATAACTTATACAGGCAGAGATGCTGAGGACGCGCCATGGACGTCTATATTAGATGATGATGCTAAGATAGTGGCATCGCCATTTAGTAATCTAACTTTTAGAGTAGCAGGGACTGCTGAACTTGCTGGTTGGAATCACAGTGTAAGACAAGACAGAATCAAACCTTTAGTTGATTGGGTACATAATAATACATTTATAGATAGTGAAAATTATAAAAGATGGGCCTGTTTAAGACCTATGACTCCAGACATGTTACCTATAATTACTAAAGTAAAAGGATTGTGGATTAATAGTGGTGCTGGACATTTAGGCTGGACCATGGGAATGGCATTAGCAGAAAAGATTACAAATGGTATATTCAAAAGTTAAAAAAATTTTAGATAAAGAAATCAATAGACAAAACACTACGATTGAACTAATTGCTAGTGAAAACTTCGCTAGTCAAGCTGTAATGGATTTATGTGGCAGTGTTTTTACAAATAAGTACGCAGAAGGATACTCAGGTAAAAGATATTATAATGGTTGTAAATATATGGATGAGATTGAAGATCTTGCAACTGAGGCTGTAACTTCTTTATATGAATGTAAATTTGCAAACGTACAACCACACTCAGGCGTAAACGCAAACACAGCAGTATATCAAGCTCTTATGAAACCGGGCGATGTTATTATGGGAATGGATTTGGCGAGTGGTGGACACTTATCTCATGGCGCTCCTCCGACACTAAGTGGTAAAGTTTACAATTCGGTAACTTATGGTGTAGATGAAGATGGTTTGTTAAACTATGAAGAGATTCGTGCTTTGGCAAAAGTAAGTAGACCAAACGTAATTGTAGCAGGTGCAAGTGCATATCCTAGACAGATAGATTGGAAAGCGTTCAAAGATATTGCAGATGGTGTAGGAGCTTTCTTAGTAGCAGACATGGCACATTATTCTGGATTGGTTGCTGGTAAAGTTTATGATTCACCTTTGCCTTATGCTGATGTTGTGACAAGTACTACTCATAAAACATTAAGAGGTCCACGTGGTGGAATGATATTGTGGAATAATCCAAATTATTCGAAAAAAATAAACAGTTCAATATTCCCTGGTACTCAAGGTGGTCCTTTAATGAATATCATAGCAGCTAAAGCGCAGTGTTATTTAGAAGCTCTTGAGGATTCTTTTAAAGTTTATTCAAAAAACGTTATTGATAATGCTAAAGCCATGGCACAAACATTTGAAGAAAATGGATTACCAGTATTAACAGGCGGTACTGATAGTCATATCATATTAATTGATTTAAGCAAGAGTAAAATTAGCGGTAGAGAAGCTGCTGATAAGTTAGAAGAAAATGGAATAACAGTTAACAAAAATGGTGTACCTAACGATCCACGTAATTTTATAGAAACAAGTGGTATAAGAATAGGCACAGCAGCAGAAACAACTAAAGGCCATGATAAAAAATGGTTTACAAATTTAGCAAAAAGGATTATAATAATATTAAATGGTTGAAATGGATATGTTAAATCAGTTTGTTCATCAACTCGCAATGTGTGAAATACTTTCTGCTTATGGAATGATTCAACCATCACTTGCTTTTGAATGTACTGAGATAGAAAAATTTATTGAAGAATCTTACTTCGATAATAATTATCAAGCTTTTATAACATGGTGGGACGCTACTATAGTTCCACTAGTGAATGAACTACAAATAATGATAGAGAAACGCAATGAATCCCTTTGAATATGTAAATGCAGTTAACTCAACAAAAAAAGATATTATGATAGATGATGTAGCTGAAAAAGCGTACAATCCTTTTATGGTCAATCGGTCTTTATCTTACTTTGGAGACACTGTACTTGCAGCAAATGAAATGAACAGATATGCTCATACTGATAATCGCCTCCAATTCGATTTTCTTATAAATATAATTAGAAAGCGTAAAAGGTTTTCAAAATGGTTTAAACCTGAAACTATCAGTGACGTGGAAACAATCAAGGCTTATTATGGGTATAATAATGAAAAAGCCCGCCAAGTTTTAAACTTATTCACAGCTGATCAGTTAAATGAATTGAGAAACAAGGTGGCTAAAGGTGGAAGAAAATAACATTATAGAATGGGATTCTAGCAACATGCTAGAAGTAACATTGAACGAGCCAGATGATTTTTTAAAGATCAAAGAAACACTTACTCGAATAGGCGTAGCATCACGCAAAGATAACAAACTATATCAGTCCTGTCATATCTTGCATAAACAAGGTAGATATTTCATAGTACATTTTAAAGAATTATTTCTATTAGATGGTAAGAAATCTAATTTAGAAGAAAATGATATAGCTCGTAGAAATACAATCGCCACGCTTATGAGTGATTGGGGTCTATTAACAGTAGATACTAATAAGAAGCTAGAACCTCTAGCTCCACTCAGGCAGATTAAGATAATTTCTTTCAAAGATAAAAACAAATGGCAACTTTGTCCGAAGTACAATATAGGAAACGGATCAAAGTAAAAAAAAATTTAACGTTAACCGTTTAAATTTGGAAAAAAGTAATTATATATATTATAGGATGCCGGATTGGCCGGGTCCGTTTTAAACCTTGCTTAACAGGAGGATAATATGACTGGAAACTTTGTATTCCCAAGAAACGCTTTTTTAGGTTTTGATCACATTTTCGATGCATTGCAAGATATTCATACGCATGCAAACGATGGTTACCCACCACATAACGTTGTAAGAGAAGAAGACAATAAGTACATTATTGAAATGGCTGTTGCTGGCTTCAAGAAATCTGACATCGAGATTAAGGTGAAGGAACATATCCTAACCATCGAAGGAAATAGAGATAAACGAAGAGAAGCAGACGCGTACGTGCATAAAGGAATTAGTGCACGTAAATTTGCCAAGTCATTCAGACTGTCCGAATATACGGAAGTGACTGGTGCAGACATGACGGATGGAATCTTAACTGTCAAACTAGAAGTGATTCTACCAGAAGAGAAGCAGCCTCGTACAATTAATATCGACTAATTAAACGAGGAACTAATGACTACAATAGCAATACCAGCGTTCGCATGCAAAGTATGCGAATCTATTTCTTCTTTCTTTAAGAGGACACTAAAAAACTATCAGTTTGCCAGACAAATGGCTGCTAATAGAGAAGTCGCGAGACAAATGATTCACTTAGGTTATAATCAGCAAAAAGAGTATGAGCAAATTTTGCAAAAGATGAATGATAAAACCATTGAAGAATATCACTCGAGATACTAATATGTGGCCTTACACTCAAGAAGAAAATGACTTTTTGTCAAAATAAATCCCAATAGGCGTAGGCGTCAGTCTACGCCTTTTCCATTATAAATAGATATTTAAGGAGTAAAATAATGGATATTGATAAGCTAAGAGAAGAGCTGACTGTAGACGAAGGTTGTAAATACGAAATCTATAAAGACCATCTAGGCTATCCAACTTTTGGCATTGGCCACCTAGTAACTGAGGCTGATCCAGAAAAAGGAATGGAAATTGGTACTCCAGTTTCTGAAGAAAGAGTTATAGAAGTCTTTGAAAGAGATATTGAAATTACTTTAGCCGAATGTCAAAAACTTTACGATGATTGGACAGATTTACCAGAAGAAGTCCAGCTAATTGTAGCTAACATGATGTTTAACATGGGCCTACCTAGACTTTCTAAGTTTAAAGGTATGAAGGCTGGTGTTGATGCTAAAGACTGGAATAAAGCTGCTGACGAAATGGTTGATTCCAGATGGTATAAACAAGTAACTAATCGAGCAGATAGATTAGTTGAGAGGATGAGAGCCCTTGCCTAACGACGATTTCTTTGATTTTGGTTTTACCGCAGTTACTGAAGATGAACTTGAAGTTGTAACAAAAAAGACTACTGAAGTTGCTTCTGCTAAAGAAGCCGCTGAGACTACACAAGATAGACTAGATAGACTTTTTAATGCTATAACACCTTTACTTACAAACTTAAAAGCTAACCCAGAGAAAGAGTACATTCTTTGGCCTAACCGTTTAGAAAAGGTAGAGCAATTCGAGGACCATATACAAAAAATTTACCGAGGGTGATTTTTTTGTTTACTTTTCCGTCGAATATGTTATAATATAAACAATGGTAAAGTTTAAACAATTTTTAGAAGAACAATCAGGAAAAGGTTTAACTATCTTTGACATTGATGAAACCATGTTTAAGACTTCTGCTAAGGTTGAAGTTAAAAAGAACGGTAAGACTATAAAGAAACTCGACAATCAGCAATTTAATAACTACAAACTTAAAACTGGCGAAAAGTTTGATTTTGGCCAGTTTACAAATGCTGAAATCTTTAATAAAACTTCCACACCTATTGCAAGAATGATTAACAAAGTTAAGGCTATACTTAAGAACGCCACGAAGAGAGGCTCAAGAGTAATAATTGTTACGGCAAGACCTAACTTTGACAACAAAGATCTTTTTCTAGATACTTTTAGAAATCAAGGAATCGACATAGATAAAATCTATGTTGAAAGAGCTGGCAACCTTGGTACAGGTCCAGCTGCAGAAAACAAGAAAGTTATTTTTAGAAAATATTTAGATCAAAAAATATTCAAAAGAATAAGATTATTTGATGACGCTAAATCTAATCTAAAAGCTTTCCTATCATTACAAAATAACTACCCCGGAGTTAGCTTTGAAGCATTCTTAGCTAAACCAAACGGCTCTGTTTCAAGAGTAAGATAAGGAGTAAAAATGAAACCGTTAAAGCACGCACTGGCAGTGCTATCACTGTCACTTTTATTCTGTTTTCCAGCTTTCGCAGACAAACTGAAAGTTGGTTTCATCTATGTAGGACCGGTCGGAGACCATGGTTGGACTTACATGCATGATAAAGGACGCCAAGCAATTGAAAAAGCTTTTGGCGATAAAGTAGAAACTACATATATGGAAAGCGTAAAGTATGGTCCAGACGCAGAATCGGCTATAAGAAATATGGCTAATGCTGGTATGGATATTATCTTTGCGACTTCTTTTGGTTACATGGAACCAATGTTGAAAGTAGCTAAAGAGTTTCCAAACGTAAAATTTGAGCATGCAACAGGTTATAAGACTAATGACAATATGTCAGTATACTCTTCTAAGTTCTATCAAGGAAGATATATTCAAGGTGTTATTGCCGGTCACATGAGTGAAAAAGGAAAAGCCGGCTACATTGCATCGTTTCCAATTCCTGAAGTTATCAGAGGAATCAATGCATTTTACTTAGGTGCTACGTCGGTAAATCCAAAATTCGATCTTGATATCGTGTGGGTTAACACTTGGTATGATCCAGTAAAAGAAGCAGATGCGGCTAAGGTACTAATCGCTGAAGGCTCAGATATTATTACACAGCATACTGACAGTCCAGCAGCTTTACAGGCAGCTGAAAAGGCTGGTGTATATGCGTTTGGACAAGCTAGTGATATGATTAACTTTGCTCCAAAGGCTCAACTTACAGCCATTATTGACGACTGGTCTCCATACTATGTGGAAAGAGTTAAAGCTGTAATGGATGGAACTTGGAAAAAATCAGACACTTGGGGCGACATGAAAAGTGGAATGGTCAAAATGGCACCATATACTAATATGTCACCAAGCGTTGCTGCTTTAGCAGCTCAACTTGAAAGTAACATAAAAAATGGAACATTTGATCCATTTGGTGGAAAATATACTACCGGAGAGTTGCTTGGCATGAATAAATATGTTAAAGGGATCGATGCAAAAGTACCACAATGATTACTTTGACAGAAAGTGCTAAGAACTATTTGAGTACCACTACTAAGAAAAGCGGTAAGAAATATGCTTACCTAGGAGTTCTTGGTGGTGGCTGCTCTGGTTTTCAGTACGAATGGCAAATGACAGACGAAACAGACAAGGGTGTCCTAATAGAGGACATTCTTGTCTTAGATAAACTAGCCGAGATGTTCGTCATAGGCTGTACAGTAGATTATGTACAGGAGTTTGGCGGTTCTTATCTCAAAGTAATAAATCCTAATGCAACTGCACAATGTGGTTGCGGTGAAAGTTTTGCAGTTTAATTTCACTTTTTCCTTTACATTCATTAATTTTTGTGGTATAATACTTATATTATGATGTTCTATACAAATGTTCTAAGATTTAAAAATAATATTCTTTATCGTGGCTATAGCAATGGCGAAAAAGTCATGCGCAAAGACCACTTCAAACCAAAGTTCTATGTAACATCTCAAAAAGATACTGGCGTTTACAGTATTGACGGTAAGTCTGTTGGTTCTGTATCATTTGAAAGTATGTGGGAGGCGAACCAGTGGCTAAAACAAAATATTGATGTTTCAGGTAGAACCATATATGGCAACAAAAAATTTATTCAACAATACATTACTGATAAGTTTCCAAAAG